ACCGCCGCCTTGCGGAAGCAATCTATTCAACATTTGATTTTGATTATACGTGTTAGCTACACCGCCCAATGCGTTAGACCATGCGTTAGCGCTACCTACGTAACCTGATGCGCGGGCGTTACCTGCGTTCATGTACGCATCGCCAGCTTGGTTAGCGTAGTTTTGACCTGCAGTGCCTACATTTCCTGCGGCAGTCTGACCTGCGCCCATTAGACTTTGTAGAGGATTTAATTGGTTAGCACGATTGGTTTGGTAACGGTTGAACGCGTTGGTGTACTCTTGCGACGCCATGTCTTGACCGTAACGTGTAGCGCCACGCAATGCAGCGCCTGACAGCATACCGCCCCTAGACGCCGCCGTACGATCTAAAGCCTTAAGTCCTTCTGACATTCGGAACGCATAGCCTGGGTCTTGTTGGAAGTCCGCCATGCCAAAGTCTTTAGTGTACTTACCGCCAGCGCCTGCCGACAAGCCCATGTAGTCTAGTAGTTTATTTTGTGCGGAAAGCCCTGCCTCGCGGAATGGTGCGTTCAATTCAACTTGTTTATCAAACTGTTCTTTTTGTAGCTGCGCTGCGTAATCTGCTGAAGCAGCTTGTGTGTTAGCAGCGCTTTTAGCGGCTTTGCTTCCCATTACGCCGCCGAGTATGCCTACACCCGCAGATAACAAATCTCCGCCAGTTAGACTGCCTGCAAGTTTACCTATACCTTTAACTACTCCGCCCATAATTGTTTCTCCAATCTAATAAGCCCATCATTACGGCTAACTTCATTAAACTTAAAATGTTTTGCTAACCGTAAAGACTTAGCGTTACCCTCTTGTATCTGTATTATAGCCGTTGGATAATCCTTGGCTATCGATTCAATTACTTTTGTAATCTCATGCTTTACATTCCACTTGCCTTGTCTAGCTTGAGATACAAATAAATCAAATTCATTTCCTACTACTATAAACACACCGCCATCAAAATTAACAACTTTAGCCTGGTGTTCTACTGCTTTCTTCGCTTCTTCGTCATACGTTACATTATCATATTTCTTATAATGTTCAACGATAACTTGCCACACATCATCCGGTATCATGCGGTTGTGTTAAGTTAACATTTATACAGGTTAGTTACTGCTGACGTAGCAGAATTTTGTAACATTCTATTGTCAGCTAAAAAGCACTCTTGAATTTCAATGTAATCATTGGCCGCGCAATTGACGGCTAAAAACTCAAGAATTACATACGCAGCATTTGATGCGTTTACGTCTAATTTAAAATACGTCACAATGCTTGCGGATTCAGGAGGCACACCTAAAAGTGTTGAGGGCGAACCGCCAAAAGATGACCCACTTAATTTCAACTCAAGTGTTCCTACTGTACTAGCTTTATGAACTAATACTAAGTATAAATTATCGCCATCTAACCATTGGCTGTTATTTATTAAATTGCATTGCAAACCTATTATTGGTGTAGCCCCTGTAACAGAAGCGCAAGTAACGCGTCTGCCGTTATTGCCTGCAAGCGCATTTGTAATGGTGGTATTGCTATTTGTAGCAGTGTAATTTTTACCTAATCGCTGTGCAAAGACTACGGCTGGAGGGCCATAATCCAACCTATCTCCAGTCATGTATTGATCGCCACCAATTATTAAATTCATAGCGCAATCTGTCCATTTGTAATAATTTACTAATCCGCCGCTCATTAAATAGGTAAGACTGCCATTTGTTTGCCCTATGACATTACATTTATTAAATTCAATGTGTCCACCATTGCCGGTCACAGCATAAGAACTAGTAGTATGCCCAAAGAACACAGCGCCAGCGCTTACAAGAATGTTACCCGCGTCAACAGAATACGAGGGGCCGTTAAGGTTTTCGCCCATGTAGCACCCATAAAACGCCGCGTCGCTTACATCTAAATATGCGCCTAACCCTGTTCCAAATTCTACGTCGCAATTGTTAAATACAAGCGCGGCGTTCCCGTCCGCTGCGGTGCCATTTGATTCACATGTAATGCCAGCGTTACTGCAATCAGTAAAGCTACATGAATTTACGGTTGATCGATGGTTGCTGCCATACCAATTTAAGCCGTTGTAGCAAGTTGTAAAGCGACAATTAATAACGCTAGTAAGCCAGCAATCAAGTGCAAAAATGCCTGACGCAGATGTAGAAGAAACATTTTTAATGTAACAGTTTTGAATGTTTGACATGTGACGATAGCGCATTGATATTCCGGCTTCAGTTACTTTGGCATCGCCATCAATAGTAAGGTTACTTATCATCACTGGTGACACTTGAACGTCGGTAGTCTCATACGCGTCTATAAATTTTGCAACCGTATTACCTGCTTTTAATATAACTCCTATCATAGTCTCGCCAATGATAGTAGGGTATTTACCTTTTAAATCTATTCCGTCAATTAAATACACGCCATTTGGAATCCAAATAGTTTGTTCAGTGTCAATTGCATTTTGAAAGGCTGCGGTGTCATCAGTAACGCCATCGCCTACTGCGCCAAAGTCTTTAACACTAACTGTCTCTTGTAATTTATCTTGAACTGTTCTATCTGCTGCGCCAGTACCCCCTTGATTGTATCCAATCCAATCAGACCCGTCAGGGTTTGCAATATCTTGCACATTACCTAAGGCGTTATTTGCGCCAGTAAACGATACGTTTGATGCGGCCATTGCGTTGGTGGCTACTGGAGACGCGGTAGAAAATTTAACTACATCGCCTACGTTAAGCCCAGTTAAGAATGTGATGGTGTTTTCATCGGTCTCGGTATAGTTAACATCTACAACTTGATTACTGCCGTTCACAAACACGGACATGTTATTAGTAGCAGGAATATAAGTTATTGATAGGTTGAACACCGTCTGACCAGCAGTTGCAGTCGCTATTTCTACTTGCGATGTATACGCTACAAAATTAGAGTTGATGCCTGACAAGTTGTCCCAGGTGGCGATTAATACATCTGTGGAATCTTTCAGTACGAACTTGTAGCTAATGCCGTCAGTTAACCAAATCTCGCCAGTAGGCACTCGGCCTGCGGCGTCTAAGATAATAGGGTTAGCTAAAGGTGTAATGCCTGAGCTGGATGTGTATGCAGTAGCAGGCGTCGATGTGCCTGCTAGGTAAGTGTACAGTAGACCGCCAGCTAAAGGGACGCCATTGTTGCTAAAGAACTGTGCGCCAGCGCCGCCTAAAGGGGATAAGTTAACAGCCATATATAACTCCTAATGTAACAATAGCCCCTAGTGTCGTGGCTAACCAATCATAAAAATCTGCGGTATGATTAGGATGCTTGTAATCATACCACTCTTTTGCGCCAGCTACTATAGCTACAAGTAATAAGGCCCAGTAGCCTATTGCGTAATACGCTACGAACGCTAAGATAGAGCCTACGTTAAAATGAGCCTGTAAGTCGGCACGTACCGGAATACGTGGGCTAGACAGCTTGGCTAGTAGTGAGAATAGTTTTTCCATTATCGTGCCTTAAGGTAGCGTTGCAGTGCTGGCTGTAGTTGAATAAATATTATATAGAATAACTTGTTGTGTTGAAGTTTGTGCTAAATCAATATCACCTGACGCTAAATTTGTAGCGCAATTTGTCATAACAAGTTGTGCCGTTGCACCTAATCCAGTAAGCATATTTAAAAATTTAGTGTTAGCACTTCTAGCAATGTTTACACTTTGAATTACAACTTGATTGCCGTTATAACAATTAATTAAACTGTTAGGTGCAGAAAACGCAGGGACTTGTGAATAATCAAGCTGCCCGCCTTTAATTATTAAATTACCGTTTGTGCCTGTAGATTGAATTAGTCTAGTGTAAAGTTTAGTAAGTTTTAAATTTAATAAAGTTACATTTCCTTGTACGCCTGAAAAACCAAACCCGAAATCATTTGTTCCGTCAGTACCGTCTGTAGCAGTGCCTCCATCGATATAAATTTCTAAGTTATTAGGAACAATACCAGTTTGACCGCCATCTAACTCAAAATCTAATGATTGAGATGTTATATCACAATTAAATAATCTAACTTGAATTGCTTTTGTATTCCCTACATTACTTGCTGTGCTAGTTATTTCTGCAATTCCTCTATTACTTTGAAATAATACGCAATCAGTAGAATTTACAACGCCTGACCCAGCATCTATTACTTTAAAATGCGACCCATTAGACACATCTAAAACTGTGTTTCTTAGTTTAAAACTAACACTTAGCCCTGTTGCTGGCGAAGCTCCTATAGTTTTATTACCCCATAAAAAATGAGCGCCTCTATTTGGTGATCCTAATAGCCAACAATTATCGAATAGCGTATCAATGTTTCCTACCGGGTCTTGAAAACTAATCGTTCCTGTATTTTGTTGTGCGGTGTTTGTTGCGTAATCTGCAGTAGCATAAAACTGAAAGCCCATAAACTTAATAAAATGCTGCGATGAATTGCCTGCCGATGTACCTGTTAACCCAGCACCGTATAAAACAATCATGTGGTTTGTATTATTGTCTTTTCTTACAATCTCAGATACGGCAGATGACCCTGCGTATTCACCATTAAGAACTGTTCCGCTAGACATATATACAGTGCCAGTTAATAAATATCTTCCTCTAGGTACTTTAACTACGCACGATCCGCCATAAGAACTAGAAAACGAGCCATTTAACCCGCCTGAAGACACTGCTGAAAACGCGCATTGAATTGCTAAAGTGTTATCTGTACTTGTTACACCTTCTAAGTAATCTCCTACAGCGCCAAACCAGCAAATAGATATTTCTTGTGGCGCTCTTATTTGTTGTAAGTTGGAATCTGCAGATAGTTTAATTGGCTGTACGCTATTTAAACCAGTCGGTGTGTCAACAAAAGAAAAACATTGAACTGTGTCCGGGCAATTGATTGCGCCTCTAATATCTAGCGTTTGACCTGCTGCAACTTTTAAAATACCGCCGTTAAATAATAAGGTTATATTTGCAGGAAATGTTATATTGTTACAAAGATAAGTTCCTTGAGGAAAACTTAATGTTTGTTGATTTGCGCCTATGGCCGTTATTGCAGCCTGGATAGCAGCCGTATCGTTTATCGTGCCATTACCTACCGTTCCAAAATCTTTTACGCTAACTATTTCAGCAAGTTTTTGGTCAAACGGTCTGTTAACTGCGCCTGTTGCGCCTTGATCATATTTTGGTATTAAAGTTGCCATTTAAGTATTCCTTTTATATTTTAAACAGTATAAGTACCTGATATTTCTAACGCGTCTACACTAGTATCAATAGGAACGCCTACCCAAGCCCCACCACCAGTAGGGCTTTGTAATAGATTAATTTGTGTTGTGCTTTGTTCTTGTCTTGCAAGAGGAAAATATAGTGCAGTTAAAGCTAAATTAAACGCCCCTATAGACATTTGAGATGGAAGTGTTGAATTGCTAGTAAACGGCAATCCCGCTACTTTCATGTTTCCAGTCCCTGTATGTGCCGACCAAGCTAATTGCAGTTGAATAGATATTGTTCTGCCAATTCTAGTGTACCGCCCTGATTGGATAGAATAAGTCCCTGTTCCTGCTGTAGTTGTTCCTATACTTGTAGGGGTAAACGTGCCTTCTTCATACCAATTTAATAACTGGCTTGTCATCCCTGCGGCAGGTGTATTTGCGGTAAAATTATATCCTTTAGCTGCTGCGCCTTGTATTACGTTACCAGTCACGCTTAAATTAGTAGCACCTGGGTCTGTGGTATTACCTATTGACACACCGCCTGAGTTAAATAGCCTCATGCGTTCTGTAGTAAAACATCTAAATATATGCGCGCCACTAGCACCTGAAGTGTAGTAGTTGTCTAAGTTTGCGCCAAACCCTAATAAAAACCTACTGTTATCACTATACGCAATATCAAATTTAGCGGCAGCAGACGATACGCCCAATGCTAAATTGCCACTAGAATCAATACGCATGCGTTCTATGCTATTAGTAGCCCAGCCTAAACTATTAGCCGCAGGCAAATACAAGCCTGTAGTCGGAATAGTTGAACTAGACGGCCTAAAGCTAGTAGCCGTTGCGTAACCAGTAGTTGTAAAGTTTGTACCGTCAAACTGCAACCCAGCAGATTGATTTAATGTTGTTGTGCCTTGGCCATAAGGTATATAGTTAGCCGTAAACGTAACGCCTGGCGCTTTGCCGTTAAAAGTTGACCAATCAGTTGAACTCAATGCACCTCGATTAGTAGCGGATGCCGTTGGCACGTTCAATGTAATGACAGGCGTTGTGGTGCCATTAGCAACGGTTGAGCTTAAGTCAGTGCCTGTCGTGCCTAATGTTAAGGCCGCAACGCTAGTGACTGTACCGCCAGTGCCTGTCGCATTAATGGTAATGGCCGCAGAGCCATTGTAAGTTGTACCAGTGCTGAACGTCACACCAGTACCAGCCGTTAAGTTAAACAAGCTACCGCCAAGCGCTACGCCTGATATGGTGCTGTTAACTAATGCGCTGTTAGGAATTGATGTAAGACTTGCGCCTGATCCGCTAAATGTAGTCGCAGTAATCGTGGTGCCAGTAATGGCTTTAGGTGTTGTTGCACCAATGATGACGTTGTTTATGTCGCCAACACCAGTTGGGTTAATGCTGACATGGCCCGTGCCTGTAGGGGACATATCAATGTGGGCGTTAGCGCCATTCATGTTAATTGAGCCGTCTACGGTGCAGTTAGTACCACCGCCAGCGCCCCATTGGAAACATGCCGTGCCGCCTGAAGTTCTTAAGTTACCGCCCGCAGAACTTGTAGCGTCAAAATAAGTGCCTGCAAACTTAGTGTTTGCGGTGATGGTTGTACCTGTAATTGTGTTGGCTGTAGCGTTACCAATTGTAGGCGGTGCTGAAAGGTCTAATGTACCGCCAAGCGTTAAGTTGCCTGTAGTGGTGACAGTGCCAGTTAAAGTTAAGCCATTAACAGTGCCTGTGCCGCCTACGCTCGTAACAGTGCCTGAGCCTTTACTGTTAAATGTATTCCAGTCAGTAGAGCTTAAGTAACCGTTTGTCGATGTAGTAGCTTGACTAATACTAATAACTGGCGTTGTAGTGCCTGTCGCTACAGCGATTGGTGCAGTGCCTGATACGCTTGTTACAGTGCCTGTACCGCCAGTAGCGTTAATGGTAATAGCACCAGCGCCATTAGTAATTGAAATGCCTGTACCAGCGGTTAGCGTGGCTTTAGTTAGCGTGTTGCCAGTAGAGTTACCAATGAGTAGCTGACCGTCGGTGTAGCTAGTTTGACCCGTGCCGCCGGCTGATACTGGAACGACTTTCCAGCCAATGACCTGCACGTTACCGCTGCTGTCCTTGTAGAACAGCTTGCCATCAAAAATATTAATGGCTAATTCAGAGCCGCCTGAGCTATTCAATAGGTCAGCAGCCGCAGGCGTATTACCTGTGGTTGAGCTAGAATAAAGCTGTATCGGCGTGAAACCTGTTTGAGCCATTAGAATGAACCCCCTGAAATACCTACATACCTAGATGCAGTTGCTGTCGTAAACGTGCCTAAAGCTGGCGTTGTTGCGCCGATTGTCGTACTATTAATCGTGCTACTCGTAATTGCGCCGTTTGTATACCCAATGCCATTAAGTATACCCGAAATAACTTGACTTGCGTTAATTGCAATGGCTACATTTTGTATGCCTGTTATGCCGCCAAACTCGTCCACTGTTATCTGTGGCACTTGTGATGCGGTGCCGTAAGTGCCTGCCGTAACAGAGCCAGTGCCTGAATACGCTATCGTAAACAGGTTGTTAAAAAACCTAAACCATTCGTTCGACACAATGCCTGTCTGTGGATCGACAAGCGTAACCCTAGGTGCCGGAATACGGGTGTAGTTAAGCATTAGTTCCGCTGATAATTAACTCAGCGCCCATAATTGCAATTTTAACTGGGTCTGTCCCTGATACCTCATACACGCGATCACGTAGCTTTTGTGTCATGCCAAGCCGACGCCAAATAGTACGATAGCCATATTGACCTATCGCACCCATAGATTTCCAATGTTCATTAGACCAAGTGTGGCCGCCATCGTCTGACCAACGTAACATCGCTTGTGGGTCATTGCCCTGGCCTACAACAAGCCCCACACCTGACTCAGACTCTAACTGTAAGCTGTGTTGCGCTGTACGTTTTAAATTGTTCTGACCGCTAGGCAATGCTCTCCATGAACGTAGCCACTTCTGCGTAGCGCCATTATCGGCATACACGTCTAAATCAAACTTATATATGTTACCGTTTTGGTAGTCGCCAACAAGTGTTGTAGATTGGAAGTTACACTGACAATTTGAACGATGACGTGTGAACTCACCGTTAGTCAAGTATGCACGTTCATGCCACGCACCTGTAGCGACGTCGTATACCCATGTGGCGTTGCCAGTAGGGAACGATATGACGTAGAACGCATGACCTTCTTGTTGGTATGTGTAAGCCACAGCGTCTGATATGTCGGTGTAGCCTTGTACAGCATATTCGATAGCGTGTGTTGACACGCGCTGTGCAGCGTAGCCGTTAGACCTGTAAATAACACCGAAGCCCCGTGGGTCGTTGCCTAACCAAAACAATGAGTTATCTAGTTTTGCTACAGAATAAGGTGCAATACAACCTGTCTCGTTAAACGCGCCTTGAATTGGTATCAAGGGGAAGTCGGTAGCACCGGAGTCATACCAAACCTCTGTCGTGTCCGTACCGAATACCCATAGCTCACGGTGGATAGAGTTAACGGCTACAACGCCGTCAGGTGAACCCTCAGCACTGGCAAAGTCTAGCGGATCAACCGATGTACCGTCTAGTAGCTGTGTAATCCATATCTTTTGGCTGTCAGGCTCGTTATACACGAAATACCCGTCAAGATAAGTGACAGTGCCTGCGCCAGTAAAGTCAGGGTCTGTAATCTTAGCAAATACATTGGTGACTTCATTGTATATGTAACCGCTAGGATTAGCGGCGATAAAGATTTGTATGCCGTTATCGGCAAACGTGACTGGCCCAGTGCCGTCTACTTCACCGATGTAACTATAAGTGTAGTCGGTGTTAATTTTGTAAAACCCTGTGCCTGATACGCAATACGCATCGGTGCCATTGGTTTGGTGCGCCCATAGACCACGGATAGGGCCTGTGCCTATGGTGGCTAACCTAGTTAAGCCTGGCGCACGGTTAAGGTAGCCTATCTCAAGACCGTTCTCAGGCGTCTGCTCAGGAAACAAGTTAACCATGCGGTTGTCCGCAGCGTTAATTGAACGAGCTACATAAGACTGACCTAAGATTGGCGTTTTCATTAGTAGTTACCGGCAAAAATGTTGAAGCGTTGACGTGTACCCACAATGCTGTAAGGCAAGGACATAATGTCGTCAGGATTGTTGATGCGTTTCAAGTTACGTTTAGATGTCATCGCAATGCGTGACACAGTAGGCGACGGCTCTACGCCAAACTCAGGTGCAATCTCGCAAGCTAAGTTGTATTTAAACGCGCGTAAATAACCTGGGGGAAAATGCAATACTGTAGCCAAAGTAGCAGGCTGAGTTAATTCTTCTACCGATACAAAATGCCACTCTAGGACTTTTGTAGGTTTTGGGTATACATACATCTCGACGTTAGGGTATGTCATGTTTACCCATATTACTTGAGGGTAGGTAGACGTTACAGTTTTAACCGCAATACCATTGTATTGTTGTTGGTTAATAAACTTAATACCAAAAGAGATACCGCTTGATGGGTCTTTAAAATATGTTGAGTCATCAAATAGTATAGGACGATTGCCTACAAAGTCACCGGTAGGGCCTAGTGTTCGTGACAGTACGTTAGGTGGCCAGCTAAACACTTGGTCTTGTGTAGAGAACACAGACAAACGCTCTGTGTTCCAGCTATCAATCATTTGGTTTAACGCGACTAATGCGTCTTGTGAGGTTGCGGCAGATGGAGTTTCGCCTTCGGCTAAAATGCCAAGTAATCGTAACGCTCCATTAATTTGATCGCCTGCGGTAGTGGCCATAATACGGCTCCTTATTCTTTTCTACGTCGTTTGACATCCAGCGTATTGACGGGAGCCGCTTCAACATCAACTTCAGCTTTAGCTTCAGTTTTTGCTGGCGTATCAGGATTATATACTATCCATCCGTTTTGTGCATCAGCTTCAGCTTCTTCATCCATAGTAGCTACCTTATTACCATGAACGGGGTGTCTTAAATATATGGTTGGCATGTGTATTCCTGTAAATAGGGGCCTAAGCCCCTAATATTAAGCTGCTGCAACAACTACCCAGTTTGTACCATCTTCACAAACCAAAGTAGCCCATTTACCTGCAGTAGCAGCCAAAATAGCTGTACCAGCGGTAGCTGATGTTAAAGGTTTTACGTTAGATGACGCTGAAATAACTGTGTAAGTGCCTGATAGATTTTTAATAGTAATAGTGCGACCGATATAGCCTGAACCGCTAGGTAAGGTCACTGTTACGTTAGCTGCTGAACCGTTAGCAACAACGTAATTCTCTGAATCACCAAGTGTAAAACTTGCAGTTTTAGTTACTGGTGCGTTCAAATAAAACGCTGTAAGGGCTGGATCAGAATACGCAACACCGACGGGTTGATTATTTGCCATGATAGTTCCTTTTTAAAAGTTCCGCCCCGAAGGGCGGAGTTAATACTTTTTATTACATTAAGCAATGCGATACAAAGTCCAAGTAACGTCGCCTGTTTTACGTGCGCGGAATGTTTGAGCTGTACCTGCAGTAGCAACAACAGTCATTAAACCAACTAAAGTCCAGCCAGTGTTTGTTGTCAATGTAATAACGCCTGATGTATTACCATCTACGTTAATTACAGAGAAATCAAAAGAACTGTTTGGTTTAGCGCTAGATACATCTGTATCTAATGAAGCGCAAGTTGGAAGTTGGTATGAAACTGCACTTGCACCTGGGCTACCTAAAATAATACCGTTTGTTAATTGAGCGGTAGTTAAAGTTACGCCTGTAGTTAAAGCTACTGGAGCGGCTTGTATGCCAAGCACCGCTTCAGTTAAATTGCCATCACCTAATTGATAGCCACCTGCACCGTTTGGAAGAGCCATGATAATTTCCTTTTCTTAATAAATTGCGAAACCCCCGCCGAAGCGGGGATTACTTAGACTAACCCCAAATACGGGAAGCCATTTGTGGACGAACTGCTGCATAGCCATATAGAACGTCAATACGGCAAGGTAAGCGGTCGTTGTTGATGTCATATTGACGGACAACACGTAGAGAGATACCGTTGTGTACTTGACGTGAAGCCATGTCAACGCCTTGTGGTAATAACAAGTCAGCAGTCGCAAAAGTGATTGCATCTTTATGGTATACCAAGTTTTGAGCGTATTGACCGTTAGCAGAACCAACCATAGTCACCGCAGCACTAGCTACAGGGAAGCTGTTTACAGTAGCTAAAGCATTGTTAGGTGTGTATAGAGGTGGGCTGATTGACAATGTAGCTGTAGATGAGCCAGTTGCAACGGCAGTTACAGTAAATTGTTGTAATGAACCAGTTGATTCGCGTGTTTGTGGGTTAACCGCATACACGTTAGCAATAGTAAACACATCGCCTATGTTCCAAGTTTTGCTTGAACCAGTGAAGCTGATTGGCAATGTGGCTTGACCTTCAGTAGTTACTGTAGAAGTAACAGTGATGGTTGTACCCCAGTCGCCGTTGGTGTGTTGTTTGATAGATTGAGACATGTTGACTTCTTCGAAGCCAAGAACGCCCATACCCATCATACCGTTACGGAATTGACGTGAAACTGTGTCAGTTGGGTTGAACAAACCTTTCATACCTTCAACTAGGCCCGCGTTGGCAGCTGGGTTAACAGTTGCGTAACGTGGAGACATAACAGCAGCGCCTTCGTTTAGTTTTTGTTGAGCTTGCAACAATACTAATGAAGTAGCAGGAGTAGTGCCTGGAGTACCTACAGAGTTGTAGATTGATTTGTAAGCATTAGCAACGTCAGCATCAACGCTAGAAGCCAATTGTGAGATACGTGGTTTCAATACACGTTCTGCGAAATCGTCTAATTGCATTGTTAACTCAGCTGATGTGAAGTTAACGCCAATGTGTTTTTGTGAAGCAACAGACAATGTTGTGTATTGTTCGTTGTCATCTTGCACTTGTAAAGCCGCGCCGTCAGTTACTAAAGCACGATCCGGTAAACGGATACGCAATGTAGAACCAATTTTAGCGCCTTCAACGGCAAAAGAATCGTCGTATTGACGATTTACGTTACGTGTGATCACAAGGTTATTCTCTAGGATTTCTAGGGCTTTACGAGTGATCATATCAATGGTTAAGATTGAGTTTGACATGATGTTTCCTTATATAAAAGTTAGCGGTTTCTTTTCGCTTCCCATGCCTTAGCTTGTCTAGCTCTTTCAGCAGCAATCCAATCAGACGTAGACATTGTTTTCATTGACCTAGGGTCAGTCGTGTCGTACGCTGGTGAACCGTTACCTTTAGCCGTGACAGGCGAAATAGGCGCAGGTGCGCTAGTTGTTTTCTTAATTACCGGCTCGTTAGCAATTTTAGCTTCAAGTCGGCCAATTTCTTTAGCTTGTAAGATTGGCGCTAATCGAGAGATCCGTTCAGCCTCTTTAATATTAGTCCCTAGGTAATAAGCCAGTTCGGGGCCAACATCAGATGCCTGAATAGATTGAGCCATCACATTAGTAATAGGAACACTGGGGTTGTATGCAACTTGCTCGAAGTCATCATACTTAGCACGGGCTTCTTCTTCCCTATCGTGATACGTCTCTAAGATTTCATGTTGTTGCCTTTGTTGCTCTCTTTGCTCAAGCAGTTGTTCAGCTTTTTGCAAGGCCAATGCTTCGGCGTATGCTTCTACTGACTCAAATTGCTCAGGCGCAGGGAGGTCTTTAGGCGTCGCAGGGGTTGAAGCCTGTGCAGCACGTTCTCTTTCCCATTTACGCTGTTCTCTTGCCAAGCGTTTGCCAATCGCTGCATCAAGTTCCTCTTGCGAGAATGTCTTGGTTGCTTCTGCTGGCTTTTCTTCCGACACTTCTACTTCATTTGCTACAGTTTCAGGAGCTGTCGTAACTTCTTCTACTGGCGCGGGTACTTCCGCTTGAACTTCTACTTCTTGATTTTCACTCATTTTGTTTCCTTAGAAACCCTGGTGAAATGCACCAGTACATTTTTTATTATACGTTTAAAGCTGCTACTTTGTCTTGGAACGCTTTTACACGGGCGTCTAACGCAGCGCGGTCAGCGGCTAATTGTGCTTTGCCATTGGCTAATGTCTCATCTAGCTTGGCTAGTGAGGCTTCTTTAGATGCTAGTTGCGTAGCCAATGCGTCTAATTGTTTTTCACGTAAATCTAATGCTTTAGTGGCAGATGCTTCTGTGTCGGCTAATTGTTTAGCTTTAGCGTCTACGCCAGCTAGTTTAATGTCAGCTTCTGCATTTTTACCTGCTGCTTTATCCAATAACTCGTCTGCTGACGCTTTCTTAGTCGCTGCGTACTTGTCCGCATCGGCTTTAGTTTTAATTGCATCCTCAACGGCAGACAATGCGCCTTGGCGTTTAGCCAATTCGTCTTTAGCCGCAACCAATTGAGCTACGTCTGAGCTTAAATTTTTCTTGATATAATCAAGGAATTTGCCTGCGTCTAGGCTACTTGCGTCATTAGTAATGTTCATTTTAGACCCCTATGCGTAATAGCTAATATTTATTTTAGCACCGCTAGTTTGCTCAATAAATTGGATTTGTGTTAAATCGCCATCATATTGTAATGTAACACCTACTGCAAGTGGCATACCCACAGTCGCAGTTGGCGCTACGCCGTCATCACGCCAGCGTACAGCTTGTGCTTCAGGTGTAATTAATGCGATGGAAGGAGTACCAGCTAAACCGCTAAGGTTTTTAGTTGGCACAGTTAAATTTGTAGCCGCGCTTAATGATGTAATTTGCTGATACCCTAAGCGCGAGGTAATTGCTTTTAAAGTTGTTGCCATCTAAATTCTCCTACTTTGTGTAAAGGATCGAATTTCGACCCATAATTGTTGTGCTGCAATAATAGTACCCTGAAAAAACCCACCCGCAAAAAAACTGCCACCAAAAAAGCTATTCATTAAAACGCTCCGCCTGATATGCCTGACGTGGCAGTTAATGTAGTCACAGTAATCGTGCCGCCTGTAATGGCCACAGAATTTGCGTTCTGTTCGGCCATTGTTCCTATCCCCGATAAAGTATGGTTAGCGTTCCAAGCTGCCGCACCACTTTCGCTAAACGAATCATCGGCTGGCGTTGAGTGGGCAATGGCTATGGTCATGCTAAGAACCGTAATTTATACAAAGTTGATAGGTAAAGGGCTATTATTTCGTCAATCAAATTCTGTATCGCAGAATCTGTTTCGTCGCAAATTTTATAGCGATCAGCTTCAATTTCTTCTAGTTGATTTTGTAGAAAATCAATTACGTTTGTAGTTTTCTTAGCAGATTGAAGCGAAATAGGCCCCATCAAACCGTGGCGCCCTTGGTATGCTTCAGCAAAACTGTCTGCTAAGTCAATTATACTCTCATAAAACTTCTGCAAAGCCTTATGTTTAGAGTAGCTTCTAGTATTTAGGTGGACGGAGTGCGTCACGTCTCTAGCTAAGAATAGTATTCCTACAAAGTCACAGGCTTTCATTGTTGTATTCCTTCGGGTGGCATCATTGGTTGTTCAGGTTGCATTTGTTCTTCAGGCATCATGCCTTCAGGCTGTTCTAGCCCTTCGTTTGGCATTTCTCTACTAGGCATTTCGCCAATTAAGTCACCGCTGTCCATCATGCCGTGAACTGTACCCATAACTATGTCTTGGATTTGTTCAGGTGACATGCTTGCCTGCACTGCGCTGATACGTTTAGTTTCAGCGTCGTATGCTTTAATGTTAGCCTCTTGTTCTTTAATTGCCAAGTCTTGCGCTTCCATAGACTTGCTGACGTTTTGCAACATGCCGTGTAATTGGTCTAACTCTTGGCCCATAGCTTCAAGTTGTTGCTGTGCAGCTTGCAATGCTGGGTCTTCGTCGGCATCGCTTAGTAGTTTAGGATCAATAGTCTTAGCAAAGCGTTTAGCCATCTCTTGTGCGCCAGGCCAGTCCATGTTTTTAACAAATAAATCGCCAGCCACTTGCCACAATTGTGGGTTGCCTTGCAATAGTTGGCTCATAGCGTCTAATGACTCTTGACGTTTGGTCATGTAGCTTGGGCCAGTCGATACGCACACATCGTACTTACCAACGCTAGGATTGTAGATTTTTTCAATCACAATGCCTGTTTCATCAACAATTTTCTTTACTGGCTCGGCTTGTGATGGGTTAATTTTAGCCCGTTTCACTTCGCCATCTACGCCAATAATACGAGCAATACGCTCTGTATCGTAAATTTTAGGTATCATGTCCACTAATTGACGTCCACAGTGA